AACAGTTCGTGATTCAGCAAGATGATATGCTGATTATCCCCGACGCGGACGTCCTGCATATCAAAGGAATTTCCTTTGATGGCATCGATGGAAAGGGTAGCATCCCGACGCACAAGCGAACTTTGCGAATCGCCATTGACAGCGAGCGAAGCTTAGAGAACCAGCTAAGCAAAGGCTTCGCCGGATCGATCTTGCTGGAGGCACCGGCAGGAGCGTTTGCCGACGAACAGGACGCGAAGCGATTTGTGGAGGCGTTCAAAGCACACCACAACGGAAGCGAGAAAGCCGGGCAGATCGGGCTGTTGCGTGAAGGCATCAAGGCCAACGTTATCAGCATGAGCAGCGTAGACATGCAGATGATAGAGCAAAGAGCGTTTAGCCGCCAGGATATCGCCCTATTGTTCGGGCTGGAGTCGATCTTGGGCGACAATGCAAGCGTATCCTACAACAGCCTGGAACAAAAGAAGCTTGCGTATCTTTTGGATACTCTGATGCGGTGGCTTGTTAAATGGGAACAGGAACTAGATTACAAGCTACTGAGTGACGCTGAAAAGCAATCGAATTCGCACTACTTTAAATTCACTGACAGGGCACTATTGCGGGCGGATTCGCAAACGCAAAGCCAGATCCTATCGACTTACATCACGGCCAGGGTGATTAGTCCGAATGAAGCCAGGGCAATGCTTGATTTGAATCCATACGAGGGAGGCGACGATTATGCTAATCCAGCGATCGATACGCGACAAGTTATCGTCGAAGAATCGGATGACTCGCCAGAAGATGAAGACGATGATTCGCCGGAAGATGAACCGCAGGGAACGGCGGGGCGTCGGGCGGTGGTTAGCCGATTGCGGAACCTGCTTGGAGTTGAAGCCAAGCGAACCGTTGACGGATGCCGGCAAAAGAACTTCGCAGACTGGGCGGAAAAATTTTACGCAAGCTGGGAAGGAAAGCTTGCAGAAGTCATTGCCGAAGTCGGCGGAGATCCCAACCTTGCTTCGCATCATTGCGAAGAATCTAAGCGGCAACTCATCGAGGCATCAGGGCGAGTAAAGACCAACGAAGAGCTAGCCGCCGAAGTCGGGCAGATCGTAGCGGATTGGCCGGAACGTCGGGCGGAAGAATTGGCAACCATCATCTTGAAAGGTTAAACAATGTTTGCAGTCGACACAAAAACAAATGAGATTTTTTTGTATGACGACATTGGCCCCGCATGGCTTGGCATGATCGACGCAACCAGCGTAATTGCCGGGCTGAAGCAGATGGAAGGCAAGCGGGTTTTGCTGCGCATCAATTCGCCTGGAGGATCGGTCGATGAAGGGGCAGCAATTTACAACGCAATCAAGAGGCACCCGGGCGGGGTGGATGTTGCGATCGACGGGTTGGCCGCATCCATTGCGGGCTATATTGCCATGGCAGGCGAGAAAGTAACTATCGCGGCTAATGCCCGCATGATGATCCACGATCCTTGGACTATGGCAATCGGCAACGCGGCAGCGATCCGCAAGACCGCCGACACGCTGGACGTTTACACCTCCTCGATGGTGCCAGCGTATGCCGAGCGATCCGGAAAGGACGAAGAAGAGATCCGGAAGATTATGGGTGATGAGACATGGTATACCGCACTCGATGCAGTAGCCGAAGGATTTGCCGATGAAGTTGGCAACGCCACGAACGAACAGGTCCAAGTAGCCGAAGGGCGGTTTTCTAAGACGCCATCGGCATTGCTGCAAAAGAGCGAAGCAGGAGCCAGAACTAAAGGGACGCCAAAGCTATTGGCGGCAAGGATCCGCCTATCAAAAATTTGACAGATTGACAATCTAGTTTAGATTGTCACCCAAATAAGTTGTTCGCAACTCGTTAGCGGCGATCGACGCAATGTGGCTGAGTGGAAGTACCAACAGCCGGCAGCGATCGCCGTTTTCGTTTTGACGCTTGCCGGCACCATTGAAAGGGCAAGCGATGAAGAGCAGCAAGCAGCTAAGGGAAGAGATCGACGGCTTGGCGGTTAAGGCCAAGGCAATCGCGGAAGTGGCGGCCAGCGAAGCCCGCGACTTGTCGACCGAAGAGTCGACGGAGATCGACGGCATTCTTGGAGCTGGCGACAAGCAGGGCCAGATTGACCGGTTGAAGGTTGAATTGGCACGGGCTGAAAAGGTTGAAGCGATCGTAGCTTCCAACGTTGGCCGCAAGGCGGCTGATTCGTTCGGCCAGGATACCCAGGCCAAGCGTATCACGATCCCAGCACAAGCCCGCAAGGTGACAAGCCTGAAGGCGTTTAAGAGCGAGGAAGACGCTTACGCTTCCGGTCAGGCCATCCGTGCTTTCCTTGGCAATTCCAATGCCAAGCAGTGGTGCCAGGACCATGGCATCCAGGTCAAGGCCGCGATGAGCGAAGGCGACAACAACAAGGGCGGATTCCTTGTGCCTTCCCCGATGGAAAACGCCATTGTCGATTTGCGTGAGTCCTATGGCGTGTTTCGGCAGAACGTCCGCGTTGTTCCGATGACTTCTGACACGCTGGACATTCCGCGACGATTGGGCGGGGTAACTGCCTACTTCGTCAGCGAGAACGCGGAAATCACGGCATCGGATGCAAGCGTTGGCAATGCCAAGCTTGTCGCTCGAAAGCTTGGAGCGTTGACCCGCGTATCGAGCGAACTGAGCGAAGACGCCTTGGTTTCGATTGCCGACATGCTGGCCGATGAAATGGCTTGGGCGTTCGCCGTCAAGGAAGACGAGTGCGGATTCTTGGGCGATGGCACCTCCACCTACGGCGGAATTGTTGGCGTGAAGAATGCCGTAGCCGCTGGATCGATTGCGACCGCAGCGTCGGCTACCTCGTTCGGTGCGTTGGCACTGACCGATTTTCATGCCGCAGTTGGCAAGCTTCCGGTTTACCCAGGAATGCAGCCCGCATGGTTTATCCATTCGGCTGGATATCATAACTCCATGGCACGCCTTCAGATTGCCGCTGGTGGCAATAACAAGGTGGACCTTGGAGATGGTCCGGTTCTCCAGTTCATGGGCTACCCAGTCGTCTTTTCGCAGGTGCTTCCAAGCACGACTGCCGCACAGTCGGGAGCGACCTACGCTTTCTTTGGCGATCTTCGATTGGCCGCGTCGATGGGAAGCCGTCGCGGTGTGACCGTGGTTGCCGATTCGAGCCGGTACTTCGAGTTCGATCAGATCGCTTTGAAGGCGACCGAGCGGATCGATATCGTCGTTCATGAAGTCGGCACCTCGACCGCAGCCGGTCCGGTTGTCGCTCTCAAGATGGCCTAAGCCATCGTCTGAAACGTAGCCAGCCTAGCGACTTTCTGGGCTGGCTTTTCTTTCATCGAATTCAAACGCAAGGAATAAAACATGAATCACGGACAGGACCAGCGATACGTCAACCTTATTCCGCCCGCCGTTATCCGGGACAACGCCAGCTTTACTTCGGTTGAGATTGATACCAAGGGTTTCAGCTACTTAACGGTGGTGTGCAACCTTGGTGCAACCGATATCGCGATGGCGGCATTGAAGCTTCAGAGCGGCGACACTTCCGGGACGCTGACGGATGTTACCGGGCTGAACTTCTCGGGCGGTGTTGACATCGCCGGGAATGCAACCAGCCTGCCATCGGCTACCGACGACAATGAAGTCTTCGTGTTTCAAGTCGATCTTCGCGGAAAGCGTCGATACTGGAACATTGTTGCAACTGCTGGCGACGGATCGACCGGAACCTATCTTGCCGCCGTTGCTGTCTTGTCCCGCGATGCGATCAACGATGGCACGGTTGCCGGCATTGCCAACGGTTCGGTTATCCGTGGCTAGTCTTATGGATGAACTGGACGTTGAACTAGTCCAAGGGTGGAACGGGTTGCAGGCGGGTCACCGCCTGCGGCCTCCCCTTGGGCAAGCCTTGTTGATGATCGATTTGGGTTTCGCCAAGAGGTTGGACGATGCAGGAAATTCATACCAGAATTCTGACGCCACCAGCAAGCGAGCCGGTATCGATCAAGCAAGCAAAAAAGCAACTGGAACTACTGGAAGCGGACGACGCCCACGATGAGCAGTTGCAACTACTGATTGAAGTCGCCCGCGATTCCGTAGAGCGTGATTGCGGAATCGCGATGCTTACCCAGACGGTTGAGCATATCCAACCGGGATTCTATGAGGCCATCCAGTTACAACGGCGACCCGTTCAATCGGTTACGTCGGTGCAGTATTACGACGATGGCAACGTGCTAAGGACGCTATCCGCTTCAATCTGGCAACTGAACCAAGCCAAGGAGCGGATCGAGCTACAGTACGAGGAGGATTGGCCTACGACTGCAACCCGATGGGATGCGGTTAAAGTGACCTACGTTGCTGGCTACACATCGGCGGCAACAGTTCCGGCATCCTTGCGGCAGGCGATGCTACTAAAGATCGGCTACCTATTCGAAAACCGCGACCAGATCACAAGCCAAGGCATGATGAGCGAAGAAGCGTATGAACGAATTATGCGACGCTGGATGAGGCCAAGCTATCCATGACGTTTCGAGTTGGCCGCACAGGAAAGCGACGGGAGCGGATCACCATCCGCAAGGTAACGACCGCGCAGGACGATGCCGGCCAGCCAGTCGTTACTTATTCCAATCGATACGCATCAGTTCCGGCAGCGTTTGAGGACACCGGAGGAACCGAGACGCTACGCGGCAAGCAGATCGAAGCCGGGATTGGTGCCGTGTTTAATATCGGCTACTTGCAGGGCATCGAGGAAACTGACCGCGTTGTCTTCAATGGCCGGAACTATGGGATCGTGAATATCCGGCGCGTCGAAGGTGGCTTGCGAATGCTTGAGCTATTTTGCAGGGCCTTGGACCAATGAGCAATAAACTAAAGGTAGGATTCACGATCGACCTAAAATCGCTTGAGCAGATCGAGAAGATCCCGGAAACGATGCGGTTCAAGGCACTCGATAAAGCATTGGCGGCAGCGGGTGAAGTGGTTGCGGCAAGAGCAAAAGACTTGGCCCCAGACGGACAGCAGACCGGCAACAGTCGCAAGCGATCGACCAAGCAAGCAGGCACCGCCAAATGGAATCGACAACTGAAGGACACCATCGGCTACGTTATCCGGAAGCGGACCAAGGGCGGGCAAGTTATTGTTGGCCCAATCTGGCAGCTTGGCGGATCGAAAGCACACTTTAACTACGGGGCTAAAGTGTATGCTGCTGGGCGTGTTCAATACTACTGGGGCAAGCCGGGAACTACATACGTCCGGCAGGGCAAAAACTACACGCCCATAAAGGTAACCCATTTCAAGCAAACGCGGAACTTTATGAAGCAGGCATTGGACGAAACACAAGACGCGGCAATTCAAGCGTTCGTTAATTCACTAGAACAGGCGATGGCTAATGGCTGACGTTGGGGCGGCAATCAGGCAATACATTGTGGGGCGAACGGCGGTATCCGCTTTGATAAGCACTCGCATGTTTCCCGATGCGTTGCCGCAGAATGCCACCCCGCCAGCCGTAACCTACAGCAAAATTAGCACGACGCACCAGCACACCATATCCCGATTGGCTGGGTTGGCGTCGTGCCGAATTCAATTTGATTGCTACGCACTAACGCGAAGCAGCAGCAACACCATCGCCCAGACGATTCAGCAATGCGGAGTGATTTCACTTCGTGGGCTGACCAATGGCGTAGATATCCGGGGCGTCGAATTGGTCGATGGTGAAACTACATTCATGGAACCGCCGACCGACGGAAGCCAAGAGCTTCGGTACGTTAATAGTTTTGATTTGATGGTTCACTATCAGGAAGGGGAAGGCTGATGGCACAATCTACGATTCTTGGCGATACCGGGAACGGAGCGACGATTACTTTTGGAACGAGCAGTTACGCGGCCAAGGTGCGAAGCATCGAGGCATGGACCGAATCCATTGACGACCTCGACGTTTCGACGCTGGACAGCACTGGCTTTAATCGAAAGATTTCCAGCGACCTCAAAGACGCTGGCAATATCAAAGTGAACGTGCTGTTTGACACGTTCCTTGCGCCTCCTACAATTGGCGGAGCACCTGAAACGATTACCATTACGCTTCCGCTCAGGACCGGGGAAACGACCGCGGGCAATTACGCCGGAACCGCGTTCGTGAAAGAATACAGCTACCCGCAGCTTGCCAATGGAACGATCCAGGAAGCTTCCTACGTGATTTGCTGGACGGGTGCAACTGGGCCGGCTTTCACGAAGTCCACTTGATGAAGGATTGAACGATGCAGATTGAGCTAAGGCCGCACGTCGGCATTATGACGACGGCGGTAGGGTTGGTGGAGGTTACGCACGATCAGGATATCTTGATCGTCGATGGCGTTCACGTTGGCTACGTGGGGCACCATGAAGGGGCACACATCCAGCCGATCGTAAACTTGCCACAGCAGACTTGGGACAAGATACGCCAGGAAGTCGAAGTGGTACGCGGCAAGGCAACCGCACCGGCCACCAAGCTAACGATCCTGGAAGACGATGCAGCAACCGGAGAGGATGACTGAGCATGCCACTAACCCGCGAAGAAATCCTTTCCCGTTCTGGCCGTCGATACCTCGACCAGGGCGATTGGCGATTGCAATCGCTGACGCTTTCCGAGTGGTCCGCATGGGAGGCGGAGCGGTTCGACCTCGATAAAGCGAAGATCACTAAGGAGCGTATGGCATCGATGCGGCAACGGTTGCTTGTTCGTTGCTTGGTCGATTCGGATGGCCGAAGACTATTTGATGACAACGAATGGAATCTGTTGTCGGCTTTGGACGCTGGCGTAATGGGCGACCTTTACGATGCGGCTTTCAAGCATTGCGGATTCGATCGAGACGACACCGAAGCAGCGGGAAAAGACTGAGGCAATCCCCAAGGCTACGGCTAGCCGCTAAGCTTTGCTTGGCGTGGGGGATTGCCGATGTTGAAGGCTGGCTAGACAGCCAGCC